CCAAAGATTGTCCCTTTTTGTTGCTGCCAGTAGTGACGGGTTTGGCTTGCCATGCCCCGCTTAGGCGCGCCAATCTTTTCGTTGCCAGCGCCGCCGTCGTTTACCTTAGCAAGAAACTCCGGCGACCATACCGCTTCCACCGCCGCTTCCTTACAGGCCATATAGGCAAGCGCTTCCTCGGGTGTCGCGTCTTTACAACGATTGTTCGCGATCAGAACACGTGGCGACCCGAACGTGGCAACCGCCGCGTCGTGCACCGCTATTGCGGCAGTATCGGCCCGGGCCGCCGCCGTAGCTTCCCGACCTGACGCGGCCATGGCCAGCGGTATCGTCGCGAGCAAAGTAGAAATATCCCGGACGGTGTCGGAATTTTTATTGGCGGGTGTGTTGGTTTCTTTTGTCATAGTGTCAGTTGCTTTCGTTTGACGTCGCAGGGAACCATTTCCCTGCCGACAACTCACTTTTAGGACGGTATCAGGCCGAACGCAATAGACTTAGACCCCGCGCCTAACAGGACGGGGCGTTTTTTGGGTGTCTGGCCGCCAGACCCCACCAGGGGGGCACCCGCCCATAGCTGGCCCCGCCGGGGGCGCTCTATTATTACTATTCCAGACGAACGATTCTCAGTTTCGCTGCGTTGCAGCATTACCATTCCGCTTGACCTACCTCCAAAAGATATAATATATAACGAGGCAACAGCCAAAAAGGATCAATATCATGACCATCGTAGGTGCACTCATTGGTGCTGTATTGGGGTACGCCGCAGGGGTGGTCTGCCGCGAGATCGGCCAGAGCGAGGCGGCGGAGCGGGCTATGTCGACGTGCATCTTCATAGGCGTTGTCATAGGGGCAATGCTTGGGTTCGACACATAGACCCCCACCCCTGATTATTTTTCCAGCAAGCCCCCCCTCGGTAGAAAGGCCCCCACCCCCTTTTTATTTAGGGTCTCCCTTTTTCTGCCAAGGGGGGCTATATTGTGTCAGGAGGCGCTGATGACGACAATATGCCTGACGCCTGAGGTGGATATACCAATGCCCGACGACGACGAGTTTGATCGGTTCGTGCCGACACTGAAGGCCGCCGCGGCCACGGCCCGGCTGCTTGCCGATGCAGGCCTCACATTCGCCCCCACAGATGCGGACCTCGACTATGCGGCGGGGGTCACACGGCAAGCGGCGCGCGACCCGGGCGAGCTGATGACGAAAGCTGCGGCCCTTGGCTTGCTGAAGCAGACCCCGGCATCACTGCTGCTCACGGAGCAGATCCTGCAGGACTTCGGCCACAAGGTGGTGCAGGAAGCAGAGCAGGTGCGGTTCCTCGTTACCAACAAGCTGGTGCAGCTGACAGAGAGCCCAGACCCGCGGGTGCAGCTGCGCGCCTTGGAGATGCTCGGCAAGATTGGCGACGTAGGCCTGTTCAACGAGCGGCGCGAGGTCACCGTCACCCACCAGACCACCGACGACGTGAAGGAGCGCCTGCGTGCCAAGCTGCAGCAGCTCCTGTTGGTCGAGGATGCAGAGATCATAGAGGAGGGTGACGAAGATGAGTGAAGACGAGATTAGTGAAGTGATCGCGTTCCCATCGAAAGCTCCACCCGAGATGATGTGGGTGTGCGGCTGCGGTTGTGCCAGCTTCACGTTGGGCGGCGAGGGGGACCTCACGTGCACCGCCTGCAGCAGCCTGATCGTAGGTGCAGAGGGCGGCTGGTACGTGCCGAAGCTGCCAGACACCGCGTGGGAAGGAGATAACCCCATCACCCATGTCATGGGCAACGACTCGGTGGACTTCGCGCGCGAGCGGATGGGGCGCCACGCGCGCGAACCTGACGTGTCCACCATAATCGTCGTGCGTCAGTCAGGACAGATCCACACATGGACCGACGTGGACAACGCCGAAGACGTGCAGTGGCTGCAGGAGCGCCTGACGGCCGCCGAAGAGCTGATCACGAGAGGCGTCGCAGATGAGTGAAGACGAGACCACCGACGTCCACGTCATTCCGGGCGGTGACCTCAAGGCGCACGAGGCATCCCGCAACTGCTGGTGCAAGCCGGAGCCCGACGAGGGTATCCCCAGCCTGTTTGTGCACAACCCGTTGGATGGGCGGGACCGGGCGTGGCACTGACAGGCGACGTCGGGTTCTCCGAAGCTGAGCTGCGCACCCTGCTGAAGAACATCGACCAGCTGACGCACGACGAGGCGGAGGAGGTAGAGGCCATGGTCTCTGACCTGCAGGCGCGCTCGGCGCGGCAAGCGGCCTACGACGACCTGATCGCGTTCTGCAAATACATGCAGCCTGACTACAAGGTGGGGCGACACCACCGCATCCTCGCTGACCAGCTTATGGCACTGGATAACGGCGCTAAGGACCGGGTGGCAGTAAATTTACCTCCTCGCCACGGTAAGAGTCAGCTTGTCTCCATATACTACCCCGCGTGGTATATCGGGCGTAACCCCGGCAAGAAGGTCATGATGGTGTCCCACACCACCGATCTGGCGGTGGACTTCGGCCGCAAGGTGCGGAACCTGATGAACGACACGCGATATCAGGAGATATTCGCGGGGATCACCCTCGCGCAGGACTCCAAGTCGGCTGGCCGGTGGAGCACGAACCACGGGTCCGAGTATTATGCCACGGGCGTGGGCTCCAGTCTGGCCGGGCGCGGTGCGGACATGCTGATCATCGACGACCCTCATGCACTGGAGATCAACACGCCCATCCCCACACCCAACGGGTTTGTGGCCATACAGGACCTCAAAGAGGGGGATTTTGTCTTTGGGCCCGACGGGGAGCCTGTCAAGGTGTTGGCCAAGTCAGAAGTGTGGCACGACCGCGAGCTGTATAGCGTCACAACAGATGACGGCGAAGAGGTTCTCTGCGACGCACAGCACCTTTGGGGGGTCAACTCCGACACAAACCTCGGCAAGGCAAAAGCCTACAACTTCACCGCAGAGTACCTATCGAATTGGCCAAAGGCAAACCGGCCAGTCATACCCCGTCACCAGCCTGTGCAGTACCCGGCGCGGAGCCTGCCCATAGATCCTTGGGTTTTGGGCGCATGGTTGGGGGATGGCACAACCTCTGGAGGCCGCATGACAGCCTGCCCGGCCGATCAGCCCTATATGCTGGCGGAGTTTGCCAAGGCGGGATACAAGGCCAGCCCTCTGACGAAAGACGGGTTCACGTTCACCGCCTACGGACTCATGCCCCAACTGAGAACGCTTGGTGTATTGAACAACAAGCACATACCCGAAGAGTATATGGTGGCTTCCACAGAGCAGCGCATGGCCTTGTTGCAAGGGTTGATCGACACTGACGGGTCTGTTGCGGCCTCTGGGCAGGCAGGGTTTTACAACTGCAACTTACGACTCGTAACGCAGGTTAAAGAGCTCCTGCACTCCCTCGGTGTCAAGTGTGCTGTTCGCACTTACCTTGATACTAGAGGACGCCACGCCACAAGCCAGCCCAACCACCGGGTAATGTTTCGTCTTGCAGACTGCGCGCGGATGCCCCGCAAGCTCAAGTACACTCGCACCCCCACAGACAAGCGGTCCCGAAGCATCGAGGTGGAGAACACCGGGGGACGGGGCTCTGTGCAGTGCATAACAGTGGATCGCGCAGACGGACTGTTTCTCGCTGGCAGGGGGTATGTAGTCACCCACAACTCCGAACAAGACGTGCTGGCGGGCAATTTCGAGGTGTTTGACAAGGCATATCAGTGGTTTACCTTCGGCGCGCGGACGCGCCTCATGCCCGGGGGCTGCGTGGCTTTGGTCCAGTGCATGACGGGCGACACCCCAGTCCTCATGCAGGATGGGCGCGAGAAGCCCCTGCGGGATATCCACGTCGGAGACGTCGTTGCGACATATGACGACGGGCGCCTAGACTACGAGAAGGTGGTGAACCATCAGTCAAATGGTATAGATTGCATATATGCAATCAAGATGACTTCTGGTATTGTTGTGAGGGCGAACGAACGACATCCGTTCTTGGTCCGCACACAAACAGGAGAGACTACATGGACACGTCTGAAAGACTTGAGGACGGGAGATTTCGTTGTATCGTTGAAGGGTGCGGCCGTCCGTCCCGCGCGACAACCAAGCGGAGCAAGTGCGGGGCTCACCAGTCCTCCGACTGCTACCACCGGAAGAACCCCGACGCGCCCCGGCGCGGTGTGGGTCACTGGGGGAAGCACGTGGGCCAGAGCTGCTCT